GAGGTCGTCAATAGAAGTCGCAGGGTCGGTCGTCGGGAACTTCAAAGTTCGGTCAAGGCCATCCTTATTCTCGATAATCAACTTCGTATTCTTGTCCAAGGCGTTCTCGATGTTCTCGGCATTGAACGAACCGCCTTGAACCAAGTCTAATGTCTGTGTCTTGGGAGTGGCCCGGACGATGTGAATCTCCGCCGAGGAAGCAACAAAAGGAGAAACGGTAGTAATCGAACCACCAGACTCTCCATTGTTCACCACAGTATAATCAGTGGTTTCTGCCAAGGTGGTCTCAACCCCGGTAGCCGTTACTCTCTTGGTTACCGTGATATCATCGTTGCTCACTATCGGGAAGGTAAAGGAAACAGTCTGCTCTGCTCCTGTTCCAACCGCCGAAATCCTATTAGTTTGGTCTGATACAGTCATATTATCTTCCTGTCTTTTCTGTTCTTGCAACAATCGCTCGCACCGTACAAGGGAACGGGTCTGAACCTTGTATAATAATTGGGTCGTCAACAGTAAAACCACCATCAAACACGACCACTTTATCACCGCTATACAACAACGGCGGACTGTCATAATCTTCTTCACTTCGCCAATCAATTTCGTAAACATCATCACCATCTCCATACCAGGCATTCAAAGTCTGATAAAAAGAAATCACCAACTCAGTAATCTTCTTTAAACTACCCTTTGAAGTGCCGTCTTGAGTGCCTATGTCAAGTCGCATAGGTTTCAATTTGTATGTATATGGTAACCCAACAATAGCAGTAGTGCCAGCCTCGTCCAGGGTTATTTCACCGCTCGCCACAACCTTATCACTCTGCAATGCACCGTCAACCAATACCGAAACAGTCTCGCCCTCAAGATGGTCTAACCCGGATACAGTGGTAGTGCCAGCAGTATCTATAACGCCAGCGTCTACAAAATAAGCAAGGGAATCATCTGTTCCCCAATATCTCGGTTGCATTTGTTCAATGTATGTTACAGACGAACCATCAATAGTCCTGGTAACCGACAGCCAAATCTCATCTTCATCGGCCCCGGGAATCCGCTCGACAGAATTAACCACGCCGTCGATAGGATGTTTTGCCCATGCAATAACATTCTGGTCTCGCTCGTAAGACATCGACAATAAAGTTCCATCAGCAAGAGTACACCAAACAATATCTTCCGGGTTGTTCTGGTAAGCTAGTGATGTGATTCCGCTCAGGGTTATATCGTCTGACAAAGCATTTAAGTCAGGGGTCGAAAGTTTCTCGTCGACATCGCTGTACGAAGCCTCGCGTATCTTCTTTGCTACGAAATCAACAAACAGTAAAGCGTCGCCGGCACGGACGGGTTGAATCCGTGAACTTCCACGGTTGGTCTGACGCTTAGCTGAAAAGTTCGTCGGGGTTATGGGTTGGTACAAATCACTAGAAGATAGTTGGTACTCATCTCCAGATGTACCAATCGCAAGGACAGACAAAGAACCTATCCATCGAATATCGTTAGTTGAGGTCAGGACAACAGAGAAAGAGTCGGAGTCATTGACACCTTCTTTGAAATCTTCATAATTCCCTGTCTCACTAAGCCACAATGTTTGCATGTCGGTAGTCGAACCACCGTAAACAATTCGGTCGGCGTGCGAAGTTATTGCAGCAGGGTAACCCCGGACATCAGACCATGCGCCCTCCGCCCAGCGTGTCGTAGCGTTGGTCGAAGCAATATCGCTCAAGACCGTCATGTCAACGACTGTTGAAGAAGTAAAAGCGTCTATCCGCACAACACCACTCTGTGTCGGGTTGTTCAATGTGATAATACCATAGACACTGCCGGAAGTTATCACGGCACTTATTCTATACTGAACATTATCGGATTCTTCAGTGGCAGTCAAAGAAACATGTTTGTCCCCATCAGAAGTCCATGTCCTGAAAGTTTCCCATCCACCACCATTTTCATTTCGTTGAAGTTCTAGCTCGCCATGCCACGCCCACCCACCAGAAGGCGTGCGAGTCTCAAAAAAGAACTCGCCAAATGTATCCAAGCCAGAACTCTGTGCCGTCCCGCCAGTAGTCAATTCAACTTTCGTGTTGACCCTCGGCTGTGTAATTTCCCAGATAGAACCAACATGCCCAGCTTCAAAGGTCGCAGACGAAGCAGTAAGCGTGCCAGAACCGGTTATCACACTAGGAGTGAGTGTTACCCCGTCCCCTGCGTCAAGGTCGTTACGCACCCTGAACGGGCCTTTTTCAAACACAATCTTATCAAGGGAAAAAGAGGTCGCAGATGTTCTCGATAACTTCCGGGGAGCATAGTTAGGATGGACAATCCACAGCACATCGCCTATCTGCTCTATCTGCAATTCGGGGATGTCAGCTATTGCATACGGAGAAGATACTTCAACAGCACCCCCATCGTCCAACTGTTCGCCATCATAATAAAATCGGATATACTCATTGCCAAACTCACAAATGTAAGCTATCTCGGCAGAGTAAATAAAGGCTATCAACCTTGCGGCTTCGCCAGCATTCTTAGTCGAAGCAATGTATTTCGTACCCGGTCGCCGCTCCGCTCCACCGTAAATCGTTGGTATCATATTTTCAATGATACGACAGCCCGAAGCGTACTTCTCAGTATCACTTCGCGCGTCTATCTTCGGTGATAGATAACCAGAATTAAATGATATTATGCCAAGGTTCATTAGTTGCCCAACTTCGTATTGTCTATTGATTGCCTAGAATCAATCCATGTCTGCCTGTCGCCACTACCGATAGTGTTTGTTTCCTGAAAATCAATGGTACGAACCTGTGCTAACAAAGGATTCAATTCTTCTTTCAGTTCACGCCTCAATAACCTGCTTTGTGTTAATGGCATAACGAGTTTAATCGCCAGACTCAACACTAAAACTTCAATAAATAACGAATCAAACTCGGTCGGGTCTGTAACCTTCCGCACATATCGCAAATCAACAGAGCTTTCGTTGGTCAAAAGCAACTGCCCCTCAATAGCATAGGAGTATCGCGTTATCTTATCCGGCAAATTATCGTCATAAACAGCCCTTAACCGAAGGAAATCCCCCGGCAAATGGAACTGATTAGACCATTCAAAATCAGGGGAAACAGTATCTTGTGCAAGCGAAGCCCGCGCAGAAGCAAACCCCCACCAATGAGAGCGGAGGAGGGAGTCTCGTGTAGGCTCAAAATGGGTGCGGCACTGAATTGCCTCGACAGAATTGTCCGTATCAAGGTCGTTCAGTCTCTTCGCACCAATCATAGCCAGCGCCTGATTGCACAAACTCGTATTTGATACCGCCATGTCTCACCTCAAAAGAAATTGTGAGGCAGGGGCCGAAAGGAGAAACCCCTGCCATCACAACCCACCAGATTACTCTAGAGCCAAATCAATCAAAGCAGGCTCTGCGGCTGCACCAACAGCCATCACGCTACCCCAAGACTGCTCAAGGGTAACACGGACACCACACGCACCAGCAACAGACGATGTAGCGGGAAGCCCAACAGTGTTACCGATGACAACTGTTTCGTCAGTGTCAACAATAACAGGGGCCGGGCCTCTGACTTGCGCCCAGAAGAACTCGTTATCCGCGACAGCAACCAATGCCACACCAGCCATCACGCCGGTAGTCGTGGTCGGAGCCACAACAACATTGCTTTGACGGTTCGGTATGATGCTGATTTCGTCAGTTGCGACGATAGCATTGCGGATAGCCGTTTCCAGCTTCAAGTCAAGAATCGTGTCAGTAGAACGAATCTTACTGGCAACAATCTTGTACGCATCGCCAATGGCTCCGCCCTTATTAACAAAGAGCGTTCCGCCGGCAAGTTCATTGTCTACCAATGTCGCACCAGTAGCGATGAGAACATTGATATCAACAGCACCTACCGCTTGGGCGTGGCCTGTTTGGGCAACCTCTGTCAACTCGGTTACAACAGCAGCCTGTTGACTCATTAGGGCAGCACCAATGGCGCCGCCAGCCTTACTGTAACGGAAGACTCTTCCATCACCGTATTCCAGTTTCGTACCAAGCTGATAATTCGCTACGGTACTTACTTCGTAGATGTCCTGGAGAGGCTCGGACACATCACCGAATATCACGCCTCTGGGAAGGACAAGTTCATCAAGAATAGCCATGTTTAGCTCCTTATGCTATATCCATCAATGCCTCGTGAACCTTCGCGCCTTCAAGGCGGATAGCTCCACATGACATCTCCGAATAGACCTGAGTTGCGTAATTCCGGGTAGGCAGCGTGTCTATCTTAGACATGATACCTTCGGCAGTACCGAGAATGATACCGTCTTCCGCCCACGCGATAGTCCGCCTGGTAGTTTCAGACGCAGTATCAAGGGGAAGTCGGTTCGTCCAGAAGAACTTGAAACCAGAGAAAGTCTCGACTTTACCTGCGGCAAGAGCTTTGACCGTGTTATAGTCAGCACTCCCGATTTCGGTAATATCAAGCATAACCTTGATTTCACGAGGACTGACAGCCCAATACTTGGGAATGTCTTCATCCACATCTTCCTCGTTAAAGATATTCATCATCGTCAAAATCTTGGCGAGAGTAATATCTGTTTCCGTACCAGCCGACGCAAGCGTTCCCAGTGTAGTAACGGTACCATCACCGTTTATGCTTCGAGAATCGTCCTCAAAAGCAACGGTAGTACCACCAGAAACACCAGTGGCTACATCACCAAGGGCGGCAGCGATGATAATATCATCTTTCTTCCGACCAAGTGCTTTAGCCTGCTGCGCAGCGTAGGGGCCACGGGGGTCGATAAGCATTTTCAAATCATCCTGATTATCAACAAGCGTAGCTGTATTATAGTCGGCAGGGGTCAAACGCCTGCGACTATGGGGTATCTCGTTCAGTGGCGTATCGCCATGACGAGTCGTGATTTCCTGGGCGGTAGCGTCGCCTAGCCGCTCAAAGAACCGATTCTTTGCACCGACCACAGTCTCGTTGCGCACTTTGTCCTGAAACTTGGAACCCATTTGCTGTGAGAGAGTGTAGACCAATGCAGCGTACTGCTCTGTAAAAGCAGTTGAAACTGTACTAATAGCCATGATTAGTCTCCTAAAAGGGATAAAATTGACACAACATCGGTCGGGCTACCTCCAATCCAGGAGACCTTACCTCTGCTTATCGTCCAGTAGACGGCTGACCTTTCGGCTACCAGCTACCCTTCCGGGTAAGCGAGCTTCATCTGCTCGGTAATTTGCTCAGTAATCCTGGCGTGCATAGATGGATTGGACTTCGCCAACTGCCCATTCAAATAGCCAGGCGTACTTCGCAGTTCATCAGCTTTCGCTTTAGCTTCCAGCGGCGTATTGATAGAGGTCGACACTCCGTCAACTAAACCACCTTCCATAAACTTCTTGCCGATGGTTGCAAGGAAATCAGCGACCACAGGGTTGTTCCCTATCGAAGCCAATACTTGTTCTCTGTTTGAATCATCTGTGTTGTCTGCAATCATCTTGTTTGCGATATGGAGCCGCTCATCATAAGCCGCGCCCCATTTATTACGCAAGGCTGCCTCTGCGTCTTTGGTCGCCTGCTCAACCAAAGCCTCGTTACCTTGCATAGCGTCAGAGTATCGCTTCTGGTCAAAAGCAAACAGTGCGTCAGCTTGAGCCTGTGTCAAACCAATCTTATGGAACAGTTCTTT